GGAGGCTTTCATGGCTTTTTCTTCAACTGGTTGGACCGTTGTTTCGGCAGCTAAGCGCGGTAACGCACCTAGCGTTTATGCCTATAAAACAACTGATGCAATCGCTGACGTTAACACGACTGGCTATTTCAATAGCTTGTCGGACACGTTGGCAGTTGGCGACCTCATTTACTGCGTAACATCAACTGGCTCGACAGCTGTTGCTACGTTGGTATATGTGTTATCCAATGCAAGCAATGTTGTTGACGTTAATGACGGCACGACACTTGCTAATACTGACGGCGATTAATCCTCGCTGTTAATATTGGGCCTGCTTCTGAGAAACCTCGGAGGCAGGCTTTATTCTATTAAGGGGCTGTAATGGCTGCAGGCGATACCGGAGTAAAGATTTGTTCTGATGCGCTGATTCTGCTTGGCGCAGAGGCCATCTCTTCATTTAACGACGGTACGGACCGCTCCAATGCATGTGACCGTTTGTACCATGGCGTTAGAGATATGGCGCTCATGATGTATCCGTGGAGCTTTGCTTACAAGAAAGTACAGCTAGCTCGGTTGGTGACTACTCCCAACACGGAATGGACATACGAATACCAGTTACCCGGCGACAGGCTTGGTAACCCAAGAGCTGTATACACGACTTCTCAGCCTTATGCTCGCGCTTTTAAAGAGTGGGAGATTCAAGGCGACAAGCTCTTGACCAATGAGAAGACTATCTACATTGATTATCCGTACAGCACGCCAGAGTACGCGATGCCTCAGTACTTTATTCAGTTCTTGCGCTATGCGATGGCATGGCACTTGGCTTACCCAATTACTGAACAGCAAGACAAGACTGTGTACTGGCAGGGTGTTGCAGTAGGCGCACCATCTGAAAACGGGCGTGGTGGCTTTTTTAGACAGGCCATGCTTATGGATTCTCAGGGTAATCCGCCAGCAGTTATTGAGGACTCCTCTTTAGTTGACGTGAGGTACTGATGCCACGCTTTGTTGATCTGCAGACCAACTTTGCTACCGGTGAACTCGATCCGTTATTGCGAGCACGGGTAGATTTGGAGCAATACAACAATGCGTTGGCCAAGGCTACTAACGTAGTTATCCAGCCTCAGGGCGGACTAAAGCGTCGCCCCGGACTTAAGCACATATTTGAATTGCCGTCAGCTGCTGCTAACGGTGCACGTCTAGTTCCGTTTGAGTTCTCTACCGAAGACAGCTACATGTTGGTGTTTACTAACCTACGCATGTATGTTGTCAAAAACGGTGTGCAAGTAACCAACATTAACGGATCTGGCAACGCATACCTGACAACATCTATTACGTCTGCAATGCTTAACGGCATCAACTGGACGCAGAGTGCTGACACACTGATTATTGTGCATCCTGATCTTGCGCCGATTACTATTGTGCGCGGTGCAACTGATGCAAGCTGGACTCAAACCACAATTACTTTTGACAGTATTCCAAATTATGCGTTTGTATTGTCTGCGACAAACCCAGCAGGGACGATTACACCGAGCGCTGTGTCTGGCAATGCAACGATTACAGCGTCGTCTGGTGTCTTTAGTGCGTCGCACGTAGACCAGTACATTAACGCATCGCCTCAAGGCCGTGCGCGTATTGTGCGCTACAACTCCAGCACATCTGTTGATGTAATTATTGAGTTCCCATTCTTTAACACGTCTGCTATTGCTAACGGCGCATGGGATCTAGAAACTGGATACGAAGCTGTTTGGTCTGCTGGCCGAGGCTGGCCGCGCACAGTTACATTCCACGAAGGTAGGTTGTATTTTGGTGGCAGTAAGTCGCGCCCGTCTACTATCTGGGGTTCCAAGATTGCTTTGTTCTTTGCGTTCAAAGCAGACGAATCTCTGGATGACGACGCAGTTGAGGCGACGCTAGACACTAACCAGCTTAACGTGATTGTGGACATGATCTCTGGCCGAGACATGCAAGTGTTTACGACTGGAGGCGAGTTCTATGTCCCGCAGACTGGCACAGATCCGATCACTCCAGTTGCGTTTAACTTTAAGGCGGTCAGCCGAAATGGCATGCGCCCGGGCACTCGAGTCGAGACACTGGACTCAGGTACTGTATTTATTCAAAGGCAAGGTAAGGCTCTAAACGAGTTCTTGTTTTCTGACAGCCAGCTTACGTATGTAACATCGCGTATCTCATTGCTATCTGGCCACTTGCTTAAAGGGCCGTCACGCATTGCATTGCGTCGCGCAACTGAGACAGATGAAGGTGATTTGCTGTTTATTACCAACGTAGACGACGGCTCAATGGCTGTGTTTTCTATCTTGAAGAGCCAGCAAGTTGTCGCCCCGTCTGAGTTCATTACCGACGGTTCATTTATCGATGTTGGCGTAGACGTGACCCGTATTTTTACTATCGTAAAGCGTACGTTTAATAGCACGGATAAATACTTCCTAGAGATGTTTAGCGACGAGTTTTATACCGATTGCGCATTTGTTGGCGGTGTAGCATCTGGTGCCACAGGTCTGCCACATGAAGGCGAACTGGTTAACGTAATTTGTGATGGCGTGCCACAGGGTTCAGAGACGGTTACGTCTGGTGCAATTACTTTTGACAGGGCTAGTACCATTGAATGGGAAGCTGGCTTGCCATATACGGTATACGCCAAGACTATGCCTGTGGAATTAAAGCTGCAGACTGGCTCACGTATTGGATTTAAGAAGCGGCTAGTGCAAGTTATTGCTATTGTTGATAGCACGCAGCATCTGTCTATTAACGGCCAGCCATTGCCATTCCGTAATTTTGACAACCCATTGCTCGATTTGCCTATTCAGGAGTTTACCGGATCAAAACGGTTAGACGGGGTGCTTGGTTATAGCAGGGATATTGCTGTGGAAATTACCCAGACGTTGCCTCTGAAAATGACTTTGCTTGGCCTTGAATACAAACTGGCCGTTCATCAAGGGACATAATCATGTCAATATTTTCAGCTGATCTTGTGTCTCCAACATCATCAATTCTTGTTTCTCCATCGATTGGGGCCGCTGCTGCACCAGCGACATCAGGATTCAACTGGTCATCTCTTACACAACCTCTAACAGCAATATCTGGCGCAGCATTATCTGTCGCTGGACTTGGTGCTCAGATTGGCGCTGGCTATGCATCGCAAGCTCAAGCTTATTTGCAGCAATCCGGTTATGCAGCTCAGGCGCAAGAACAAATGCGTTTGGCTGGACTGCGTGCAGACAAAGAGATTGAATACGCAAACCTGAACTTTAAGCGCAAGCTATTCCAAACAGAAGTCGAGCAGCTTAACTACAAAGCCAAGGGCAATGCGTTGCTGCAGGATTTGCATAAGACAAACGCAGCTGCTCGAGCAAGGGCGGCAGCTAATGGCGTATCGCTAGGCTCAGGCTCAGCAATGAGCGTACAGGAGCAAAACGTAGCTCGGACATACCAAGACGTGGGTATGGTGGAATTAAGCGCTCTAGTGTCCCGTATATTCGGTTTAGAGGACGCTACTGCAATCCTGAAGGCTGGTTACGATCAGGCATTCTACGAGCGCGAGGCTGCTATCTCCAACACTGCGTCGCTGCTCAAAGGCGGTCAAATGGTTGCTCAGACTGGTGGTTTGTTGTCTACTGCGAAGATGACTACTGGCGCATTGGGGTTTGCCAAAACATTCCCAGCTGCGTTTGCATAGGATATGAGGACATAGAATGGCACAACTTCCACAAACTGAAGCAGGGCGAGTTGCAGTACAGCCGGTGCAAAACGTACCGGCTGGTGCAGCTCCTCGCATGCGCTATCCTGAGCAGCGCCCAGATGTTGCGCTTGAGGCCGCTGCCAAATATCAGGGAACGCTTAGCCAAGTACTTGAGCGCATGGGTGAAACAGCATTTGGTTATGCTGAGAAATATTCTCAAATGGCTGGCTTGCAGTTTGCTGCAGAAAACCCACTGACGGCTGAGCAGCTAAATGCTATGGGTTCTGGCAATATGGCAGGGATTACCCTAGGTAGCCCAATGAGCGCGTATGGCGCGGCATTGCGCAAAGCTCGGGCTATTGAGTTATCTGCTCACGCTGAAGTCGATGGCCGCTCGCAGCTGGTGAAATTGCTAGACGCTGCCGAGCGCGGTGAGGTTGATACCAATACCATTATGGACAAGGTCACAGCCATCACCAATGGCTATGGCCAATCGCTTGCTCGCGTTGACCCTGATGCGTCATTTAAATACCGCGCCTCGATGGCTACATTGGGTTCGCGGGTTGTGGACAAGGCAGCTGAGATTGACGGCCGCAAGCGTTTGCTGACAAACTCTGTTGCGTTGGATCGTGATTACCAGAACACACTAAAAGCTATTTCGCTGTACTCTGGCTCAAGCGCTCCAATAGACCCAACAACTGGTGAGCCAATTAATGTTGACCAGTTTATTGACGCAGAAAAGAAGCGTTTTCTTAACAACGCTGTGATGCTAGTCGGTGTGCAAGGCGCTGAGCGCTACGCTGCCAAGATGAACAAAGACATGTCTGACGTAAAGGTCAGCTCCATTACGGAAGGCTTAATTCGTAACGGCATGTCCAATGATGGCAGCGCAATTGTGAAACTGCAGAATGGTGATGCTGGACCGTTAACGGCCGCATACCAGTCTTTGCTGCCAGAAGAGCGCGCCAAGGTAATGGCCAACTTCATGACAGAAGACGGCCACCGGCACACATTCCAGCAACGCAGACGCGCTGAGGCCAATGAGGCAAATTCTAAAACGGCACTAGCAACATACCGGT